CGCATGACGAGGCGGACGCGGTGTTGCTGGCGTGGTGGGGCTGGCGAAATGTCCTGAACAAATGAAAAAAGGCCCCGTGAGGGGCCTTTTGCTTTTGGTCAATCACCTGGAGATAGTTGGCGAAACAGGCAAATCATGCCATGTCAGAACTGTATCACGGCATGGGATTGTGTCTCAATTGTCTCATAGCATGCAACAAGCAGACAACGATCGGATTGTGCCGAAAGGTCGCGGTGGCTTACGCAATTCATCGTGGAAGCCTGGGCGTTCCGGCAATCCGGGCGGGCGTCCGAAGGCGGAAGTTGATATCGCGGCGCTTGCTCGTGAGCACGGTCCGCGCTGCGTCAAGGTAGTCGTGGAGCTGCTTTCGTCCGATGATCACAAGCTACGTCTGGCCGCCGCCATCGCGCTGCTTGATCGTGGTTTCGGCCGGCCGAAACAGGAGATGGATATCAATAGCAACTCAACGATTGAGCTGCACTTAGTGGCGGCTCGAGCAATCAGCGCATCACTTATCGAGCATCAGCAAACGCCGGTTATTGAAACCATTGAGTCCACATCAACAGATATCCCAACGGAATGATAGTGTAATGACATATCATTCAATCGTGGAATGTGTCACCAATCGTCCGTTTGAACAGGTGGCCGATGCCAAACATCAAGCCACACACAGCATGATCGCGCGTTCGGGCGCGTATGCGCGTGTGCGCGCCCAGGCGCGCGGGCGGGCGGGCGCCCCCCTGCCCGCGCGTGGGGCGATGGCACCGGCACCCCCTCCAAAATTGTCGTGGAAGTTGGGGAAAATACGTTACGATATCAAATTGTCACATGGTCGTGGAAAACACGTTACGATAAATCAATATATTAAAGCCACGGCGCGTTTTTTATCGCTACGTTTATTAAACAAATGAGTGCCACCCTCCAGACCAACCCGTTCCACGCGGCGATTGAAAAGCATGCCCGCGCGCCGATCGCGTTCGTGCGGGACATTCTCGGCGCGGAGCCGGATCCGTGGCAATTGGAGGCACTGCGCGCGGTCGCGCGCGGCCATACCCGCCTGGCTATTCGCTCCGGCCATGGCGTGGGCAAGACGTGCTTCGCCGCGTGGCTGTGCGTATGGTTCATCTGCACCCGCGCGCCGTTCAAGGTCGCCATCACCGCGCCATCGTCATCCCAGTTGTTCGACGCGCTGTGGCCCGAGTTCATTAAATGGTTGAGCATTCTCCCCTCCGGCTGGCGCGATCTGTGGGATATTCGGTCTGATCGCGTGACGCTTAAAGCGGACCAGGAATGTTTCGTCACCGCGCGAACGAGCAGGCCCGACACGCCGGAGGCGATGGCCGGGCTCCATAGCGCCCATGTTCTTCTCATCGCCGACGAGGCGTCGGGCATTCCCGAATCGGTCTTCGAGGCCGCCTCCGGCAGCATGTCCTCTCACGGCGCGATAACGCTGCTGATCGGCAACGCGACACGTAGTACCGGCTTCTTCTACCGCGCCCACATGATGGAGCGCGACCGCTGGTATACCCAAAAGGTCTCTTCCGCTTCCTCATCACGCGTTACGTCGGATTTCGTGAACGAGGTCGCCAACAGATACGGCATGGACAGTAATGCTTTTCGCGTTCGTGTCCTCGGCGAGTTTCCGCTCGCCGACGACAACACGCTGATCGGCGCTGATCTCGTCGATAGCGCCATGCTGCGCGATATCGAGATAGACATGACCACTCCTGAGTATTGGGGCTGCGATGTGGCTCGTTTCGGGACTGATTCTAGTGTCCTCATAAAACGTCGTGGAAACGTGGTAACGGAAATGCCGCGCGCGTGGCATCAGTTCGATACGATGATGCTGGCGGGAGCCATAAAAGCTGAATATGACCTGCAAACGGTGAAACCGACGCTTATTTGCGTTGATGTCATCGGGATAGGCGCGGGCGTCGTTGATCGGCTGAATGAGATGGATGTTCCCGTCCTGGGTGTGAACGTGGCTGAAACATCGAGCACCACGGGCCAGTATGCCAGATTACGTGATGAACTCTGGGTTCGGTGTAAGGAATGGCTGGGAGGCCGCAACGTCAGATTACCACGCCACGATCGTTTAAGAGATGATTTATTGATGCCCAGATACTCTTTCCTGAGTGATGGGCGTCTTTTGGTTGAAAGCAAGCAGTCGATGCGAAGCAGAGGGCTCCCCTCATGTGATTACGCGGACGCTTTGTGTATGACGTTTGTTCAGCATGGGATGGGTGTTGGGTCGGGAATGACGAGCGGACTTCACTCCAGCACGCCAATACATATGAGCCTCGCTCAGGGGGATTTGGTATGAAGAACGTCGGTCATCGCGGTATTCGTGGAACATTGGAAGATCGTTTTTGGGTTTATGTTTTACCTGAGCCAAACAGCGGATGTTGGTTGTGGAACGGTGGTCTGTGCAAGGGCTACGGCGTTATCAGTGCTGGCGGATCGCACCCTAAACAACTTTTGGCGACGCATGTGTCCTTACGGCTTCACGACAGGCCGCGTCCATCCCTGGATCTTCAGGCTTGTCATCACTGTGACGTGCCTTCGTGTGTGAATCCTGATCATTTGTATTGGGGAACAGGGCGCGAAAACAAAGCCGATATGTTTCGTCGTGGTCGTGCGCGGCTACCCCTCGGCGTCAACCATGTAAACTCAAAACTGACCGAGGAATATATCCGTCATATCCGCGCGTCCGGTGAAAAACACCGTGTGCTCGCGACGCGGTTTTCAGTTTGTCGCCAGCTTATAGGTCAGATCAAAGCTGGAACCGCCTGGAGCTATGTGACATGAGCCAGACACTCGCATCCCCCTCTCTGTCCCAGGGTCTGCTGGCGCCCCAACAGATCACCAACACCAACGTCCCCACCCCTCTGCCGCCGATCCCCGGCCTGATCCCCCAGGGGATGACGCCCACCCCTCTCGCATCTTCACAACCCTCCAACCAGATGCTGGCGTTCCTGCTGCCGCCCTCCCATGACGATGACCCGCCCGACGCGGACCAGGCGCTTCCCGCCCCTCTCCGCCGTTACGCCGCCGGCCTGCGCCCCACGCAACGCCCCACCGCCTCTCCCTGGTCCCAGGAGATCGTCTTCGAGCGTCTCGGGAAGACGGACGTGGAGATCAACGCCGTCGCGCGGTTTTACTTCCGCGCCGCCCAGAACTACGACGCGTATCTCTCGCGCGAGCGCGTCACCGCCTCGAATTACTACGCGGGTGAGCCCGACGCCCCGAAGATCGAGGGCCGCAGCAACATCACCCTGACCGTCGTGCGCGACACCATCCGCCAGACGCTGCCGTCCATGCTGCGCATCTTCACCGGCGTGGAGGACCCGGTTTCCTTCCAACCCCTCTCCTCCGATCACGTCACCGCCGCCGACGACCAGCTGGCGACCGCGCTGGCCAGACAGGCGACGGACTACGCGCGCTGGGCGCTGTTCACCGCCAATCCCGGCTGGACGATCCTGCACGACGCCCTGCTCGACGCCCTGACCCGCAAGGCCGGCTGGGTCAGGTGGCACTGGGGGTCCCTGAAGCACACCAGGACCGAGGTCGCCCACGGTCTGCTTCTTCCCCAACTCCAGATGCTGCTCTCCGAGCCCGGTATCGAAGCCTCCCGCATCGTCCGCCGCCCCATGACGCCGGCGGAAACCCAGGCCCTCGCCAAAACCCCCGAGGGCCGCATGTATCTCCAGCAAGGCGCCCCCGCCGAATACTGGAGCGCCACGCTCACCCGATCGGCCACGAAAGCGTGGCCCCAGGTCTCCCACGTCCTCGCCGAATGCGTCTGGATCGACCCCTCGGCCGCGTCCGTCGAACAAACCCCCGCCCTCTTCATCGTGCAGGACAGTACCGTCTCCGACCTGATCGAGGCCGGCCTGCCGGAGGACAAGATCCTCGCCAATCTCTCCTCCGGCCGCGGCACCACCCAAAGACAGCGGACCGAGCTCATCGCGCGCTCCGGCGCGCAGGGTCATAATGTCGCGGGGAGCCCGCCCAACGATAAGTCCCAGTCGATCGTGCGCCACGTCGAGGGTTGGATCCGCTGCGACGCGGACGGCGATAATGTTTCGGAACTGTTGCACGTCCATCTCCTCGGCGCGTCCCAGACCCTCGTCTCGTGGGAGCGCGCGGACGAGATCCCCCTGTCCTGTTTCACCCCTTATCGCGAGCCCGGCAGGGTGATCGGCCAGTCCCAGGCCGACATGGTGATGGATCTGCAACGGATCGAGAGCCGCGTCATGCGCGGCGTGCTCGACAGTCTCGGGCAGAGCATGTTTCCGAGGACGGCCGTCGTCGTGGGCCAGGCCAATCTCGCCGACACCCGCCAGACCGCCATTGGCTCGATCATTCGCGTGGCGCAGCAAGGCGCCGTGCAGGAGCTGACCAAGCCGTTCATGGGCAAGGAAGCGCTCCCCGTCATGCAGGTCCTCGAGACCATCCGGGAATCACGCACCGGCATCACGCGGGCCTCGTCTGGCCTGACCGTCGACGAACTCCAGTCAACAGCGCCCATAGCTGTCTCTCAACAATCCTCCGCGGCCCAGGACCGCCTCGACATGGTGGCCCGCACGCTCGCCGAGACCGGTCTGGCCCCCTTGTATAAGGGTCTTCTGAAAATGCTGGCCCGCCAGCAGGACCGCCCCAATGTCATCCGGATCCGTCAGAAGTGGATCCCGATCGACCCCCGCGCGCTCGCCACGCAGTGGGAGACCTCGGTCAATGTCGGCGGCAAGGGGATGCCCCAGGAGCGTCTCCAGATGCTCTCCGCCATTGCCCAGAAGCAGGAGCAGATCATCCAGCAGGGCGGCATGTCCAACCCCCTCGTCGGCCTGCCGGAATATCGCAATACCCTCGCCAGGATGCTGGAGACGGTGAACATCGCCGACATCAGCTCCTACTTCAAAGCCCTCCCGCCCGACTTCGCCCCACCCCCCACGCCGCCGCCGCCGCCCAACACCGACCTCATCCTGGCCGACGTGCAGAACAAGAAGACCAACGCCGATATCGAGAACACCAGGGCGGATCAGCAGACCAAACGCGCTTCCCTCCTCCTGGAGGACGATCGCGAGCGGGACCGCGCCGCCCTCGACGCGTGGGTGAAGGCGTGGGTGGCGGGCACCACGTCCGGCATGATCGTCCCCTCGCTCGACGAGTTCAAAGCGGCGATGAAATCGAACGCCCCGGCGGTGGGTCTGCTGTCCGATCTCCCGCCACCCACCAGCCCCCAACCTCCGGCGGTCGGCGCGCCACCGCCCAAACCCCCTCAAGGCCCCCAGGGCATGCCGATGATGCCCCCCGGGCCGCCGAGGCCGCCCATGATGCCTTCTCCCCAACAACGTCCTCCCACGCTACCCGCCGGCCCCATCAACCCCCAGGCCGCCAACGCCATCCGCGAGTCCCTCGCGACGGGAAAAATGCCATCAGCTTACGGCCAGCTTACGGCGAGAGCGGCTGGTCTGCCGCTGTTCGGCCCTGGTGGGCCACCGCTGCCCTCGCCGGGAGGCCCCCAATGAGCTTCATCCTGATCATCCTCCTCCTGTTGCTTATCTTCGGCCTCGGCGGTGGCTGGTATACCCACGATAGATTCGGGGGTTATTACGGTCCCGGTATTGGTCTCGGCACGGTCCTGGTGGTGGTCGTGCTGTTCCTTCTGTTCCGCGGCTACTGACACCGTGCCGCTCTCCGCCGAACGCCTGATCCAGTGTGAGGCCGCGAAGCGGTTCCTCGCCGATCCGCACTTCAACGCGCTGATCGACCGCATCGCCGAGGAGGCGACCAGGAACGCGGTCTTCCTCGACGACACCGCCGCGCGCGAGGCGAACCGTCAGCTGGTTCTCGCGCTGCGCCGTGTCTGGGAGGAACTCCAGGCCGACGCCGAGGCCCCCGAGGCGGACGCGGCGGTCGCCCGACACGCCCAGAGCATGGAGTAGCGAGCCATGGCGTCTTTGTTGTTCCCCGATGACGAGCGGTCTGTTCAGCCGCTGCTGATCCCGCCCCCGCCCGACGAGCGCGGTCCTCTCGCGCCCGATCCGCGGGCCGATGCCTTCGCCCAGGCCACGGGCCAGGTCTACCGACAGGTCTCGGATTACATCGCGAAGCAACAACGGGACGCGATCGACAGGGGTCTGTGGGAAGGCGGACAGGTCTGGGAAGGCGGCCATCCGACGCGTGGCGGACTGTTGGACGCGACGCGTCAGACCGCCGAGGGCGTGGCGATGGGGACCACGTCGAGCGGGGGCGGGCCCCGGCCGCCAGGGCTAAGTCTGGAGCGGGTCAATCCGCGCAATCTGCGGCCAATGTCCGGTGACGCTGATCTGACCGTCCCCGGTGCTCATGCGTATACCGTCAGGAACCCGGCCGGCGAACATATTGGAACCGTCGATACGAGATGGGATCCCCAGACGGGGGAACTGCACATCGCGGACATCCAGTCACCCGATGGGGCGAACAGCCTGGGCGCGGGGGCCATGAAGCAACTGCGCGCCACGCTGCTTGAACAGTATCCGGATGCCAGGTCGCTCTCGGGACAACGGATTACGGGCGCCGGGCCGAACCGCGAAATCTTTCAGCGGGTGCGGCCATACCAAGGTCGCCCAGAGCCGGTTCCTGAACCGCCTTCTGGCTTCACGACCTATCACGGCTCTCCGCACAAGTTCGATCCGACGCCAAAGAACCCGTTGGGAGAGTTCAGGGACAGTGCGATCGGCACGGGCGAGGGCGGGCAGGCTTACGGTATGGGCCATTACGCCGGAGAAGCGGAAGCGGTTGGATTACGCTATCGCGATCTGCTCGCCGCGAAGTTTCAGTCGCCGGAGAAGACAGCGGTGGAAGACGCCATTTTGAAGGAGATCGCGGCTGGTAATGAAAAAGCGGCCGCCCTGGAGGCGAAGGGCTTTGATTATATGAGCCCTGAAGTAAACGCGGCGACCGCGCCGCACGAACGGAACATCAAGGCGCTTCAGGACAAACTGAGCGCCATGCCTAAGCCAACCGGCCACATGTACGAGGTCCGTGTCCACGCGGACCCGGAGCGGTTCCTGCACTGGGATAAGCCGCTGTCAGAGCAGCATCCAGATGTCCAGAAGTTCTTTCGCGACCAGGGCTTCAGCGATCTACGGATGCGAAACCCCGGATCGACCGCTTACGGCGCGCTGTCTCTCGATAAGAACATGAAGATGACCAGGGCCGCCGACGTTTCAGCCACACTCCAAAAGGCCGGCATCCCCGGCATCCGCTACCTCGACCAGGGCAGCCGCGGCGCGGGCGAAGGCAGCCACAACGTTGTTGTCTTCGATCCCGCCACGATGGAAATCATCCGCCGCTACGGCCTCGCCGGCCTGATGCTGGGCGGCGGCGGTCTCCTCGCGCCAAACCGACAAGAGCGATAATCATGTCCGAGTCCACATCAGCGCCAACCCCCTCCTCCACGCCCGCCCCGGCCGCCACGCCCACGCCAGCGCCCGCGCCAACGACCACCACTGATTCTGGTGTATCGCCACCCGCGACCGAGCGCCCGCCGATCTCCGTCTCCGAGGCGGCGCGTCTGCTCTCGCGCCAGCGGCGCGCGGAAGCACCGCCTCCGCCACCGCCTTCGGCCCCCGAACGGCGTCCACCGGCGGCGGAACTGGCGAAATCACCTCCTCCGACACCTCAAACACCCCGAACCACGCCGACACCCGCGCCATCGACCCTCAGCGCGATGGAACAGGCGCTTGGTGTCCCGCCAACAGCCCCTCTGTCCCAGGAATCCACGTCCCAGACCCCTCCATCCCCCGCCGACGGCCCGCTACCCGGCGAAATCGAGATCGAGGGCCGTAAATTGCGGACCATGGCGGAGCTGCGGAAGTACGCCGCCGATAAATCGGCCGATTACACCGTGAAAACGCAGGAACTGGCGACGGAAAGGCAAGGACTGGCCCAGCAGCGCCAGCAACTGGAGGCGCAGCAGCGGGCATTGGCTGAAGTCCTGCCGCATATCCAACCGGAACTGCTGCGGCTTCAGGAGATGGTCCAGAATCCGCCTCAGCCGCCCGATCCGCGCCTCATCGACACTGATCAACAACAATACCTGCGGGAACGCGCCCAGTATGAACACGCGCTCGCCGAGCAACAGCGTCTGTTCAATCTCAACTCCCTCCAGGGTCAGGCCCAGGCCCGCGCCATGGAGCAGGCGGTCGCCGCCGCCAACGAGCAGCTCGCCAAAGAGCTGCCGTTCTGGGCCGACCCCCAGCAGCGCCTGGAGGCGCAACAGCAGATCGTCGAATGGGCGACGAACAAAGGTGGTTTCTCGCGCGACGAATTGCGCGGCCTCTCCTCGCCCCACCACCTCAAGACCATGATGAAGGCCGCCCTGTTCGACCGGTGGGTGGAGGGCGCGAAGACCTCCGCCCCGCCGTCCTCGTCCCTCCCCGCGCGCGGCGTGGCGCCGCCTCCGGCGCCCTCGGAGCGCATCGCGCGGGCGACCGAGGCGTTTCAGGCCAAACCGGATGTCCGGGGCGGAGCCGCGCTGCTGGCGGCGCGCCGCGCGGCGCTGAACGGTGGCGCCAGATGAAAAAGAAAGGTCTGAAGCCGGATACGAAGCGCGTGGTCCATTCCTGGCTGCGCGAGGAACTGGCGAAGATACAGGATGACCTCAACACACTCACGCGCAGGCGTGACGTGTTGCTGGAAATGGAACGTGAGTTTGGCCCGGTGTCGATGTCTTTTCGCGGCCCGCCCTACCCGTCGGGTGGTACCCGTCAGAAAGCGCGGACCCGCGTGCCGCCCCTGCCGCCTCCACCAGCTCCCGTGGTGACGGGTGACGCGCACTCCCTCTACGAAGTCCTGCGGATGGCGGCGCCTGACGGTCTGACCGTGTCGGAGTTGATGACGGTAACGGGCATGCCGGCCGGCGCTATCGCGGGGAGACTGACCGCCTGGAAGAAAAACGGCACGGCGCGGCGCGATCCGGTCTCCAGGAAGTGTTTCGCCATCCTTCCGCTGGACAACGGGGCGGTGTTGTCTCAATAATCCGCCGTCGCTCAATGGAGTGCGAAAGCACCCACCGGAGAGCGGGCCGTGCCGTCGTCCGAGGCCCTTCCCGCCCCGTGGAGTGAGCGATCACCCACCACGCCAGGCGTGTCGAGACCAACGCGAAACCAATCCCCTCTTCGGTTTCACCGCGCGAGCGGCTCCACGTGGAGCGCCGCGCCAGCGTTGGAGACATGCGACATGGCCCTTGGCACCATGGGTGCGGCCCCCGCCAATACGTATCTGGAGCCCGTCGCGGTAGGCGTACGCGAGGATCTCCGCGACGTGATCTTTCAGATCGACCCCGACGAGACTCCCCTGGTCTCGGCGATCCCCAGCGTGGAAGCGAAACAAATCCTCACCGAGTGGATCGTCCAGGAGCTTGGGGTCGTGGCCGACAATGCCCAGCCCGAGGGTTTCACCGCCAGCATGCAGGCGGTCACGAAGCCGGTCCGTATGAACAACATCGCGCAGATCATCGTCCGCACGGTGGGCGTGTCCAACACGCTGCGCGCGGTCGATATGGTCGGCGGCGAGGATGAATATGATCGCCAGTTGATCCTGCGCGGCATGGAAGTGAAGCGTGACCTCGAGTTCGCCTGCACCTCCCCGCTGGTCCGCACCATCACCGATCCAAGGCATATGTCGGGGCTTCCCGCCTATTGCCTGAATGGATCGAGAGGCGCGGGTGCGGGCGTGATGCCGGTTGGCGACGGGTCCAACGTCGGCACGGCGGGCACGCTGCGCGATCTTACCCTGGCGATGATCGACGCGGCCGTGCAGCAGTGCTGGCAGGCGGGTGGCAAGCCGACGCTTGGCATCATGAGCGGCAACGTCAAAGCCTACTTCGCCACGCTGTCGCAGGGCGGCACCGGCAACGCCGTCGTCGCGCAGAACATTCAGAACGTCACGTCTCGCGAAGAGGTAACCATAATGGGCGCGGTCGATGTTTACAGGACCAACTTTGGCGCCATTCAACTCGCCCCGGATCGCTTCTGCCCCGCCAAACAGATCCTGCTGGTCTCCACCGACTACGTCGAACTGGCGCCACTACCGGGGCGTGACGTTATCCAAACGGATTACGCCAGGACCGGCGACAACCAACAGGGCGCGGTGATTTTCGAAGGCTCGATAAGGCCGACGGCGCCGAAGGCGCACGCGTGGATAGCTGACCTAAATCAGTGATCGTAACGATCTGGACGGGCGATTACTTATGACGGACGAACTCTCCAGGCGGCATGCCGGCGGCATCTCGCCGCGCTCCGGCGGCCTCCTCGATCGTCTTGAAATATCCGAGGTAATGCGATTTCCCGTCTACCACGACGCGGGCATCGTAACCGCGCCTGTTCCCGCTGAGGGTCACACCTTTGACATCGAGGTTGTTGATCCGATCGTTCAAGAGGTCTCCGTCGATGTGGTCGATCCCTTGAACGGGGTCGGCCCCATGGATCATGAGCCACGCGAGGCGGTGGGCTCTCCAAAGATGACCAGACAATCGGATGACCCAACAAGCATGGCCGCCGGGACGGGAACGCGATCCCGCTGGTTTCCCCGCGAATTTGCCATTCCATTGCCGATGACCCCTGTCGCTGACGAAATGCGAACGGGGTCGTTCACGCCATCGGAATATTCCGGTGTCGGGATCATAATCCAGGCACTCGCGGATGAAGTCGATATCGGGCAGTTTGTTCATGGCCATCACGGCCTCCACCAAGGTCCATGGCCGGGAATGTCGCCGGGGTATCACACCCGGTGGCGTTCCGTTTCCAACATGGCATACGCCCATGGGTAACCTTCTGTATTCGTCCTTCAACCCCTCGTCACGCCGCCTGACCGAGGTGGAGCGGGAGGCCGACGGCACGCTGCTGTTCGTCCACTCGCAGGATACCAAAGCGATCGTCGAGAGCGCCAAACAGATCGCGTCCGACTTCGACCCCCTGGTGCGGCGCGACACCGTCCACGTCGCCCGCATCCCGCTCGTGGTCTGGAACCGCCTGCGGAAACTGGGGATTACCGACGACGAGAAGGCGTTGAATGCCTGGCTGGACGACCCGGATAACTGCGTCTTCCGAACCGACGACAGGTCGAAACTGTAAGGAAATCATAATGGCCAGCGGAACCTCGACCACCACGCCCCCTCCGGCGCCGATGCGGCGCACGCCCGGCATCGGCCCCGATGCGACGGCCCCCTACAACATGAACCGGGGTAGCATCATGCCACCCGGCAGCACGGCCGGCGTCGGCACGGTGCCGCTGGCCGGCATCGGGATGCTGCCTGGCACCGAGGACGGCATGACCGAGATCAAACCCCTCGGCCCGCTGCGCCCGGTGCTGATCGACGGGTTCGACCGCTCCCTGCTGGGCAAACTCTATCCTGATGCTGATGATCCGGTCGCCGCCGCGATGGCGGCGGCCGAGGAGCGTATCAGGATGGGCCTGATCGCGGAGGAAAGCCTGACCCAGCCCTATTACACCGCGGATGGCGTCCAGGCCCCCGGCAACCCGGATTTCTCCGACCCGACGGCGCGCGGGGCGGGAACGCATCGCGCGCGCCCCGGCGAGAACGACCCGCCGGTCTCGCCTGAAGGAACCACCCACCGGGCGGGCGTGAACCCGCCGCCACAGCAGGCCACCTCGACCACGCCGCCGCGCGGCGAGCAGGCATCCGTGACCATGCCGCCGCGGACGACCGTCACCCACGACGACGATAAGGATGACGACAAGAAAAACGACAAGAAGAACGACAAGAAGTGATCGGTGGCCTCTTATCAGCAGCTCGTCGATGATGTTCAGAACTGGCTGAATCGGAGAGACGTCGCCTCTCTGATTCCCGGCTGGGTCCTGATGGTGGAAACGGAGATCGCCGAGACGCTGCGTGCCCGCTGCATGATCACGTCTGGCACGCAGGCGATCGACGCCGCCTACATCACCCTACCGGCTGACTTCGCCACGATGGCGTCGATCCGTGACGCCACCAGTGGCGAGCTGCTCGAACTCAAGGACGCCTGGAGTGGGCACTGGACCGGGGCGTATTCCAGCGCATGGATGGAAGGCGCCGTGGTTGGCGCGGTTGGGCAGGTGTGCACGGCCTACAGGCTGACGGGGGACTGTATCGAGTTTCTCCCCCACCCCGTCCTCCCCGACCCGCCGGACCCCGCCTGGATGCCGCAACAGGTGTTGATGGAGTGGTACGCGCGGCCGAAGCCTCTCCTCCTCCCCTCCGACACCAATCCGATCCTGGAACAGCTTTACGCGGTCTACCTTTGGGGCGTGATCAAGCACGGCGCGTTGTTCGAGCTGGACGACGATCGCGCGGCGCAGGCGGATGCCCAGTGGCAGCAGGTGGTGACCAGGGCAAATCTGTGGGTCCAGCAATCCAATTACTCTGGCGCACCGCTTCGCGCTGAACTGGTATCGTTCGGATGAGCTTCGTCGTCCACCGGGTCACCAAAAGCGCCGCGCGCTATACCGATGCCGGGGGCAGGGAGAAATGCGGCTACTGCCGCTTCTTCGTCCCGCCTCGCTCCTGCGGCAAGGTCATTGGCCCGGTCAGCCCGATGGGCTGGTGCAAACACTTCAGCCGCCAGATGGTGTCCCAGTCCGGTGGCGGTAGCACGCCGGTTGGCGGTGGTCCTCCTGGTAAGACGCTCGACCTCAATTTCATGTCTTCCGGCACCATGCCGGCGGGCGTCACGTTCAGCCGCGCCTCGACCGCGACATACACCGACGCGAGCGGCATCGTGCAAACCGCCGCGATCAACACGCCGCGCTGGGATTACGCGGGCGGTGTGTCGCGCGGGCTGCTGATCGAGGAGGCGCGGACGAATATCGCGTTTCCCTCAACTAACTGGCTCGCCGGCTCGGTTCCAAGCGGGTCTGTGGACGGCATCACGCAGAACGTCGGAACCGCCCCATCCGGGGCGGCGACCGCGATGGCGCTTATTCCGGGTGCGTTTAGCGCGGTGCATCAGTTTTTCACGACGTTCGGCGGCGCGCCGGGCACTCCTTACGTTTATTCACTATACGCCAAACCGGTTGGAATGAATTTCATTTACATGGAACTGGGCAACACCGGGTTCACTGGCACCGGACAGTCCGCGACCTTTAATCTGTCCAATGGCACGATCGATTCGCAAAGTGCCGGAGCGGCGGCGACGATTCGCCTGATCGGTGGCGGTTGGTATCGTTGCTCGATCAATGCCACGTCATCGGCTGGCGCGGGAACCTATGTCAGTAACATCCGGCCAGGAGCCACCAACACGATCGGCGGCTCGGTTTCTACCGGCAATAACGTGGACGGCGTGTGGGTCTGGGGACAGCAGGTCGAGGTCGGAACGTTCCCAACGTCGTATATTCCGACCACGTCGGGTGCGGCGGCGCGTCAGGTCGATATTTGCACCATTTCCCCCGCGAACATGTCGCCGTGGTTCGCGTCTCCGGGCGGGACGTGGTTCGCGGAGTTCGTGAACTTTGACGCCATTATGACCGGGAAGAACAGCCGCGTCATCGGCCCAACGGCAGCGGGGGCTGGGTCGCCCATGTATGAGGCGTCATCGTTGGTCATGGTGCAATATGATGGCGGCTTTTGCGCGACCGCCAACACGGTAACGGCCAACGCCATTACGAAAGTCGCGTCCGGGTGGTCCCCTGGGTCCGCCAGGATGTGCCTGAACGGCGGCACGATCGCGGCGGCGCCATTGGCGACGGGGTACGCGGTGCTGGCGACAAATGGCGTCACGCTGTTCGGGACGGTCCCGGCGTCTTTCAGCGAGCAAATGAGCGGTTATCTGCGGCGGGTTCAATACTGGCCGCGCCTTTTGTCGGATGCGGAAATGCAAGGATTAACAGCATGACCGGATATCCATGGGCGATCGGCGATGCGTTGCTCGCCGGCGACCTGAACGCGGCGTTTTTGCCCACGTCGGGCGGAACGCTTGGTGATGGCACCGGAACGCCGATCCTGGCATTCAACGGCGTGGCGGGCGGGACGGGGAAAGGCCTTTACTTCCAAACCCCGGGCGTCAACAGATGGCAACTGGTGACGAACGCGTCCGAGGACCTGGGCTGCTACGCGTATGACGTGGGAGGCGGGTTCCTGCAAACCGCGTGGGTCGCCAGACAGTCGAATCAAACCGTGGATTTCAATTTTAAGATCAATTCATTAACGACTGGCGCGCCACCGGCCAATGGTATCGCGGGTAATCATTTCATCGCACAAAACACAGGCGCCAATACGGTAACAGGACATCGGATCGACTACATCAGCACGGCGACCGGCGCCGGACATGACACGGCGCTTTCGATCGTCACCCGATCTGAGACCGCGATAAGGCCCCAACTCACTACTTTTGAAGCTCTTTGGATCGAGTGTGAGTCGCCAATTGATACGACAACCAACTTCAGCGGTTGGATTGGTGAACTGAACTACGTCAACCGGGGCGTGGATGCCGGGTTCAAACGTGATCGGTCGTTGCCCGGGAATAACTCGGGCGGATTGTTGTTCGTGCCAGAGAAGAACGTCGCGTCGGGAACCGGAGGCGAAGGTAAGAACGTCGGCTTTGCTTTCTCTGTTGCCCATTCAGGTGAAGCGAATAGCACGGGCTTCCCCGTCAAGACCTATATAGCATTCAATGTCGAGCCTAACGCCAGCGTTGGGCAAACGGGCCGCGCGTTCTACGCCAGCGGCGACATCACCGGCGTCGCGTCGCAATATCCGTATGGCCCGTTCCAGACTGAAGGAACGTGGCTGCACGGCGTCGACACGACGCTGGCTACGTTCACCGATGCTCGCGCCATGACCATGCTGGCGGGCCAGGGGTTGGCCTGGATTACCGGCACGACGGGAACGCCGACAGGCGCGGCATCGATCGCGGGTTCCGGCTCCGGGGCCGATCTGTCGATCACGCTGACACCGGCGGGAACGGGCGTGGTGACGGTCAACAAGATCGCCAGTGGGGCACTGGTCAACGCGGCCAACGACGCGGCGGCGGCTGGCGCTGGCGTCGCGGTCAATCAGTTCTACCGCAACGGCAGCGTCGTCATGCAGAGGGTCGTCTGATGTGGTCGATGATGTCTCCTCCTGGCTCCGATCCAATATTGGCCTCGCCGCGGGTATTCTCGCGATCGTCGGAACGCTCGCCGGCGCCGCCATCGCCGCCGCGTCGTGGCTCGCGAGCGTCCATCACCTCGAGCGGCGCGTTGACGTGCTGCGCCACGAGATCGACACCATGAGAACAACCATGGACCAGAACCGCGTGCTGGTCGGCGATGTCCGCCGCTCGCTGGAGGCGACCGACGCCACGGTGCGCGAGGGTCTCGGGCGGGTAGAGGAACGCATCAAGGCGCTGGAGCGGAAGCCGTGACCGCTGCTTTCGTCGCCCTCGCCATCGCCGGTGTCGAGGTCACGGTCAGCGGCTACGCGCGGCGGCCCACGACGCTCGCCTACGCCTCGGATGGCACCACGCTGTGCAACATCGCCAGCATCGCGTGGCCCACCGCCACGGCCTCCTGGGGCGTCATCGATACGGTGCTGCTCTACGATGCCATGACCGGTGGAACGCTCATCGCCACGCTGCCGACCGTGGTACCGATCGAGATCCGCATGTATGACATCGCGCGCATTCCGGCCGGTGGTATCGCCATGGCGTTGGCGTTGACCAGCCGGCCCTACGGCATGGGACCATACGGCACCGGCCCCTACGGTCGTGGTGACTGGGTCTGGAAGCCGGTGGTGGCGGTCACCCCGTTCGACACGATCGTCCTCGGCAGCGGCGTGTTCGGTCCGCGCGGCTACGGCACCATCCTCGGCGTGCCGCTCGAGCGGGCGTTCGATCAGGTTCATGTCTGTTCCCCCGGCGTTTGGGCAAAGGCGGCATAATGGCCACGACCACACCCGTCCTCGGTCTCTTCAAGCCGGTCGTCGGCGCGGATGACGATTCCTGGGGCGCGTTCTGGAACAGCAACGCCGATACGCTCGACGCCGCGCTGGTCGGGGGCGGGCCGTTCCTGCCGCTGACGGGCGGGACGGTGTCAGGCCCACTCCTCTACACCGCGACCGGCGGCACCACGTCGAGATCGGCGCAGGATCGCGCGGCGGATGTGAGGAACGTGCTGGATTACGGCGCGATGTGCGATGGCGTGACTGACGATACGGCGGCATTCAACGCGGCGATGGCGTTGGAGGGTTCCATCGTCGTCATCCCGGCGGGGAAGTGTTGTTTCCTACCGAATGGGATCACGGTGCCGAGCGGTGTGACGCTCGAGGGTTTGTCGTTCTTCGCCAATTCCCTGAGAACGGCTGGAAGCACGACGACTTTATCACCACCAAGTTCATCCATCCTGACCAACGCCAACATAAACTCGGTGACACTCGGGTCTGGCTCCAATTTGAAGTCCGCCTGTTTGCGGAACCTCGTGGTCACGACCAATGCCACGGCCGCGCCAACCGCTGGGGCCGGAGTTTATATCAACACGGGTCTGCAGGTTCGCTGTGAAAACGTCCTCGTTTATAATGCCTATGACGGGTTCTACTGGAAAGCCGTGGGGCCGGGGGGGATTTGCGGTTGGATGATTGGTTGCCATACTGATCAGATATCCGGTCATCACGTCGTGCAGGATACCTGGCCGGAACTACGAATGACCGGCTGTCGGTTTACCAGCACCTACGGCACACAGGCTTATATCTACGCGACCGGCGGCGTGTCTGGAGATATCCTTCCTAATACTTTCTTCGCGACCGACTGCCATTTCAACGAGAACGGACCCATGGTCGGGGCGCTGCTTTTCATTGGCGGGATGGTCGCTGGCGCCGGGCAGTCGGCGCAAGAGTTTCAGTTCGTGAACTGTCACGTCGAGCATGTGAACTACATTATTCAGACCGACGCGACCGTGACCCTGCTGATGAAAGTAAAGGTCATCGCCAGCACGGTCTTTTCACAGATAAACTTTTTCAACCTAAACGCCGCGACCGCGAGGGTCACGCAGATCCAGATCATGGGATGTGACATTGAAGGCCCGGCGTTCAGCATGGGACCGGCATTCTGGGAATGTCAGGTGGTGGCTAATAATATTGGATCGAATGTCACGCTAAACTCGACCGCTGGTGACAGCACGCTCGCGTTTGAAGGCAACGGGGTCGTGGGCAACCTCACGCTTTCCGGCGTGTGGGGCGCGCTGATGGTGAACGCCAGTGTTCGCGGCGGAACCTTTTCGAATACCGCCACGGGCAACGTCGCCGTGGTCGTGCCGGGTATCGTCCTGACAACTTCTACCGGGACGAGATTTACAGGCGCGGCGGCTTCCGTGACCGACCTGTCAAAGCATATTGATTTGAACGGCCTTGGGACGGCGGGCCTGAATTATCAGGGCGGCAATATCAACCTGAGCGTGCCGGGTGGCGCGCAACTGGCCTTCACCGTGGGAGGAGCCGCCAAGGGGTTTCTTGATACCACTGGCATCAATTACATACCTATTGGACAAACGGGCGCGGTGGCTGGCGCGTTCAGCACCCTCTCCGCGAGTGGCCTGACAACGCTTGGCTCTGGCGCGAAATTCACGGGCACGGCGGCGTCCGCGACGGACCTGACCAAACATCTCGATCTGACTGGTCTTGGGACCGCCGGCATCAACTTCATGGGTAACTTCAATCTGGTTACTCCAACCGGAGCCGGGTTTAACTTCGTCGTCGGGACCACGACTCTTGGCTTTATTGACGCCACCGGCATCAACTATATCCCCATCGGCACGACAGGCTCGGTGTCGGGTAAGTTCTCCACGCTCGCCAACACGGGCAGTCTGGGGTTCTGCGGCACGACGCCAATCGCCAAACGCACCGGTTGGACAGCGGCGACCGGCACGGCGACGCGCACGACGTTCGTTACGGGCTCAGTGACACTTCCCGTGCTCGCCGAGCACGTCAAGGCGTTGATCGATGATCTTACGGCTTATGGACTGATCGGCGCATGAACCCCACCGACCGCATCAGCATCACCCTCGACGCCCAGACGTGGGAAACGATCCTGCGCGTCATCGCCCAGGCACCCGTGGCCTATGCCGTCACGGCGCCGCTCATCGCCGCGATACAACAGCAGTGCACGCAACCGCGGGAGCCGCCGCTCGCGCTCGTGCCGCGTGATCAACAAGAAGCGGGAGAATAGATCATGCCTTCCACCGCCGGCTCCATGACCCAGACACCCACCGGCAACCCGCAGTGGCGGGCCGCCAACGGCGCCATCGTGTGGGGCTTCCAGGCGCCCTACGCGCCGCAGACCAACCGCCCCCACACAGGCACCTCCTATGGCACCTACCGCGACTGGGTGATGAAAATGGGGTTCAACAGAACATCCGGCATCGGCGGCTGGCACGTGAAGCTGCCAACCGGCGCGACGTGGTACGTGGCGACCACCGATGACAGCTCGGACGCCCCATCGGGGGTGACGAACACCGCTCTCAACCCGCCCGCCGGGGTGAAATGAATGCCCGACGCCTACACGCCATCGCTCGCGCTGATCCAGCCGGAGGTGGGCGCCTCGCGCGATACCTGGGGCGCGAAATGGAACGATAACGCGACGATCATCGACCAGTTCGTCTCCCAGTTCTGCCAGATCGGGATCATCGCCGATTTCGCGGGACCGACGGCGCCGAGTGGGTGGCTGATCTGCGACGGGCGACTGATTTCCCGCACGACATACGCCAAATTGTTCGCCGTGATCGGCACTTACTGGGGCGCTGGCGACGGTGTCACGACGTTCCGGTTGCCCAACACCGCCGGTCGCTCGTTGCTCGGCGCGGGAACGGTGACGGACCAGGGCGGGCTGACCTACGGGTTCAGTTTCACCCAGGCGCAGGGCTACGTTTACAGCCCCATCATGCAACTCAATCTGCCCAATTACACGCTGACCACCGACACGCGGGGCAACCACACCCACGTCGCCGGAATGAGCGGCGAGGGCTCGCACACGCACGTTGTCGACTATGTCGGTGACCATCAGCACGGCATCGCGGTGCCATATTCAACGCCTGGTTTCACCGCCATTTTCCCGGTCTGGAACACCGCTTCCGGCTCGATCTATTCGGCGACCGACCCCGCCGGGGCACATACGCACTCCATGCAACCGGCCGGTTTCCACACGCACGCCATCACGGTTTACGCCACGGGCGACCACGCGCACGGCGTCAGCCTCGGCGGCGGCGGCGTTCCGATGACCGTGCTCAACCCGTTTCTCACCGTAACCAAAATCATCTACGCCGGCCAGGAAGCGGCGATCGTCACGGCGGCCGATGTCGCGTCGGCGCCCGAGTCGACTGATCTTCACCGGGAGATCGAGAGCCTGCGCGAGGAGATCACCGCGCTGCGGGCGTTGTTCGAGACGCCACGCGCCAGGATGCTGTCGGCGCCAAACAGAGGCCCGCACTAGCCGTGCCAAGAGTAGCGCAGGCACCTCCCCCGGGCGTGTTCAGGAACGCCACGCCCGAAGCCACGCCCAATCATTGGTATGACGCCAACCTTGTCCGCTTCCGTGGCGGCCAGCTCCAGCCGATCGGCGGCAATGTCGCGCTGACCAATGCCGTCTTCCCCGACCTCCCCCGCGACATGCTGACATGGCACGACAACGCGGGCGTTCGGTGGGCGGCGATCGGCACCGACACGAAACTATTCGCGTATCGTTTCGACACCATGGTGTTGACGGACATCACCCCAGCGGGCGTCGATCCCCTCGGCGCGCCGGGCAGCACGGCCGACGGCTATGGGAAGGGCGATTACGGCGAGGACGCCTACGGCACGCGGCGCGACACCGGGGACGTTGGCCCCTCGGACATCGCCGCCACCATGGGCGATCGCTGGAGCCTCGACACCTTCGGTCAGGATCTGCTGATCGTGCCCACGCAGGACGGCCACCTGTTCCGCTGGTCGCCAGCGACATTCGCGACGTTGCCCGTGATCGTCGCCGCCGCCCCCACCGGCAACCGGGGCGTGGTCGTGACCGACCAGCGCCACGTCGTCCTCCTCGCCGCCGGTGGTGATCCTCGCCGGATCGCGTGGTCCGACCAGGAAGACCCCGACACCTGGGCGCCCGATGTCACCAACCTCGCGGGCGATAAAATGCTCCAGACGCAGTCCTACGCCATGACGGCGGTGAAGATCTCGGACGGTATCCTGATCTTCACCGCCAACGACGCGCATAAAATGGTCTATGTCGGCGCGCCTTACGCTTACGGAATAAACCAGATCGCCACCGGCTGCGGTCCGATATCGTTACGCGCCGTCGTCGGCATCGGGTCGTTCATCGCGTGGCCCGGCGTGCAAACCTTCTGGTCTTATCAGGGCAACGTGCAGCCGCTACCGTGCGGCGTGCAGGATTGGTTTTACAGCCTGGTCAACCGCGCCATGGCCGGACGCGTGTTCGGTGGCCCAAATCCCGCGTTCACCGAGTTATGGTGGGACTGGCCGGATGAAGGCTCGCTCGATACCAACCGCTATCTCGCGCTGAACTTCGCCGACCCGGCGCATCCATGGACCATCGGCGTGCGCGACAGAACGGCGGCGGATCCGTCGGGAACGATGGACTATCCGGTGCTCGGTGGCCCGTTGGGATCTGGCGGTGGACTTTACTTACACGAATATGGCTGGACCGACAACGGCGTCCCGCGCGCGCCATACGGCCAGATTTACGCCGAGAGCGGCGACATCGTCGCCGGCGAGGGGGAGAAGAGGTTTCATGTGAAACAACTTGTCTTCGACGCGGACGGGCCGCCGGACACCATCGGCTATCGCTTCTTCCCGCGCGAGCAGCCGCACGATGCCGAGAGCGAATACGATACCGGCCTCTACACCGTCATCCACGGCGGGCTGATGGACATGCGTTTCTCCGGCCGCTCCGTCCGCATGCGCATGGAGGCGACCGCTGATGGCCCCTTCGCCGTGGGTCGCCCGAGGCTGGAGATGAAAGGCGGCGGCCGTAGATGAGTGTTCGCCCCGCCTCCCGCCCGCCCGCGCCGTTCACCGTCCCCGCCTCCGGCGATCTCGACCAGCGGCTGGCGGCGATAGCGGCCGAACTGAACAAGAAGGCCAACGCCGGACTGGCGGGTCCCGCCTTCCGGTTCATCGGGCTGATTTCGCCCGACGGGTCCACATGGCGCGTGACCGTCAGCGATACCGGAACAATACTGACAGAACAGGTCCCCAGGATATGACACTCCCAAAACGATCCACGCCGGAGCCCTTCACCCTCACTCCGCCTCCGGCGGTGGTCCCACCCTCGCCGCCCGATCCCATTCCGACCTTCGACGCGATCAACTTCCGCGCGACCGACGGCGGCGTGTGGCGCGTCCATGTGACGCCGATGGGGACGCTCCTCCTGGATCGTATCGTTACCTGAATGCTGTCCCCGGAAGAGAAGCGGGCGCGGCTCCAGAGGGCCCTCGAATACGGCGGCGGCACGCACGCGCTCGCCGATGTCGTGGACCTCGTGAAATCCGGTAAAGCCCAGTTCTGGGAGAACGGCGACGGCGCGATCGTCACCGAGATCCACGAATACCCGCGCCTGAAAGCGGTGCACTACTGGCTTATTTCCGGAGCCCTCCAGGATTGCCTGGATCTGGACCGCGACATCGTCTCATGGGCGGTGGGCGAGCACGGCTGCACCGAGGCGACGGCGGTCGGACGGAAAGGATGGGGCCGGGTTTCCGCCTCGCTCGGTTGGCGGCCGCATATGTATACCTTCCACAAA